TGACACCGAGGAAACCTGGGCCGAACTGGACGCGCTTATTGGTGCCCGCTTTCCCCATGCGCTTGGCGGCAAGATCGGGGTGGACGCCTGCGCCATTGACGCGGGCGACGGGGTTTCCATGCACCATGTCACCGCCTTTGCGACGCCCCGGACCCGGCGCAAGGTGATGGCGATCAAGGGCGCACCCGGCAACCGCCCCGTGATCGAACGGGCGGGTTCCAAGACCAAGACCGGCGCGCGGCTGTGGATCATCGGGGTGGACACGGTAAAGCTGCAACTGTTTGGGCGGCTGGCGCAGGCGGGCAGAGTTCGCTTTTCCGCCGATTTGCGCCCAGTTTGGTTCGAACAGCTTGCGTCCGAACGATCGGTGGTGCGCTACAGCCGAGGCCAGCCGACGCGCAGCTTCGTTCGGATACCGGGGCGGCGGGCAGAGGCGCTTGACTGTGTGGTCTATGCCTTCGCCGCGCGGGGATTGCTCAATCTGGACTATGACCAGCGCCGCGCCGATCTTTCGACCGAAACTGCACCTGCGCCGAAGCGCGCCCCGGTGCTGGCGTCAAGCTGGATGCGAAGATGAAAGTCAGAAAAGGGCGCGAATCGACCGCTTTCCGCCAGCTATTCATTCGCTAACCTCACCTTCTATTGCCATATTTTCCGCCCAGAACTCGCCGATTGCAACGACCTTGACATTCCCTTTCCGCAATACGAAGCGCACCGGAATGTCTCCACCTTCCATGTGCCTGTTTATCTTGAGGATGGCGGCGGGCAGATCGGCCTTTTCCGTGTTAATCAATTCGAGAATTCTGTCTGTCCCGAGCTTTTCCGCGAGATATTGGGAAATCGTCGGAACCGGGAATTTCTCTTCCAGAACAGCGACGATTTCAGCGTTCATTGAGCGCATGTTCCGTGTCGCTGCGGCATTGATGCGATCACGCATCCCGGCGGGCAGCCGAAGCATATATTTCTCGCTCTCGCGGTTTGTCGGCACTGTCATGGCGATTCCCTTGGTATGATGGCACCGTGCCACATTTTTTTTCTTGACGCAAGCATGGCACCGTGCCATGTTGTGCAGATAGGAGTAGCCGCATGACCGAGAAGACGACGATCCGATTGCCCAGCGAACTTTTCAGGCGATTGAAGGATTCGGCGAAGAGAAATCGGCGCTCAATGAGTGCGCAACTGGTGGTCTTGCTCGAAGAGGCGCTTGCGGCGGAAATAGAGTGCGCCCGGTGAGCTGGATTGGCACCCTTCTGACCCGGATCACGGGGCCGATGCAAAAGCGCCAGATTGAAGCTGGCGGCGGCGGGCGGCGCTGGCAGGGTTCGCCCATGCTGAACGCGCCGCAAGCGTCGATCCTTGCCGCCCGCGCGCCAGCCAAGGCCCGTGCGGCGGCGCTTTCGATGAACAACCCGACGGCGGCGCGGATCGTGGAAACATGGCTTGCGGCGCTGGCTGGCAAGGGATGGCAGGCACTTTCGCAGCACCCGGACCCGGCAACGCGGCGGGCGCTGAACAGTGAGTTTGAAGGGCAGATGCTGGCCTTGCTGCCCGTCGCGGTGCGCGCCCTGGTGCGCGACGGCGAGGCATTTATCCGAACATCCTTCGGGGGTCATGGGCCCGAAGGATACCGGCAGGCGGCGCTTGTCTCCGTGGCGCTGCCTGCCGACCAGATTGACCCGTCGCTGACCCGCGATCTGGGCAACGGCGGGCGCATCATCGCCGGGGTGGAGTTTGACGCAAGCGACCAGATTATTGCCTATCACATTCTGCCCGATGCCCCCGGAACCCCGTTCGGGATGATCGGGCAGGCGGTGCGGGTGCCGGTGCGCGAAGTGCTGCACATCTTTGACCAGCTTTTCCCCGGTCAGGTGCGCGGCATTTCATGGCTTGCGCCGATCTTGCTGAAGCTGGCAGACTTCGACGCCGCGTCCGACGCCATGCTGATGACGTTGAAGGTGCAAAGCCTGATGACTGGCTTTGTGCGCGATGCCGAGGGCGGCACGGCGGGGTTCGAGGCGACCGACGGCAGCGTGAACGTGAGCCTTGAGCCGGGCGCAATGCGGGTTCTGCCGTTCGGCGCAGAGGTGGAATTCTCGCAGCCCGGTCAGGGTCTGTCGCAGGCCGTTGAATTTGTGAAAGGCCAGCAACGCGAAATCGCCGTCGGTGTCGGGCTGACCTATGAACAGGTGACGGGCGATCTGTCGGGCACCAACTATTCAAGTGCCCGCGTCGGCTTGCTGGAATTCCGGCGTCGCGCCGAAATGCTGCAACGCACCCTGATCGAAGCGCAGTTGCTGCGCCCGCTGTGGCGGCGCTGGATCGACGCCAAGGCATTGGCGGGCGAAATCGGTGCGAGCGAAACCGAATTGGCCGACTATCGCGCGGTGAAATTCGTTTCGCCCGGCTGGGCTTGGGTCGATCCCCTCAAGGAAGTTAACGGCGATATCCGCGCCATTGAGGCGGGCTTGAAGTCCCGCGCCGAAGTGGTCGCAGGCCGTGGCCGCGATATCGAAGAACTGGACGAAGAAATCGCGGCGGACAGGTTCGCCCGCGCAATCAAACCTACAGGAGTCTGAAATGCGAAATTCCCTCTATTCGGGCGACAACGTGACGCTGCCCGCGCCCTATGCCCTAGATTCGGGGCAGGTGGCACAAGTCGGTTCGATCATCGGTGTGGCGCAAGGTGCCGCTGCATCCGGTGCCGACGTGGTGCTTGTGCGCGAGGGCGTTTTCACCCTGACCAAGACCGCCGCGCAGGTGTGGACCCTTGGCCAGACCCTCTATTGGGACAACACCACGCGCGCCGTCACCACGACGGTTGGCTCGAACAAGATGATCGGTGCCGCCTTCGCCGCTGCCCTTACCGCCGACACGGTGGGGCAGGTGCTGCTTGACGGCGCGATCCGCTGACAGACAGGAACCGGAACCATGACCATTCACCTTCGGGCAGCAAACATCCGTCCGGCCACCTTCAACGCAGAAGCCCGCACCATTGAGGCAATCGTTTCAACCGGGGCGGCGGTTGCCCGTCCCGGTTACAGCGAAGTGCTGGACCTGCGCGGCGTCGATCTGGCGCGGCTTGTCGGTGCCCCGGTGCTGGACGGGCACCGCCGCGACACAACCCGCGATCAGTTGGGCGTGATCGAGGCGGCGCGCATGACGCCCGAGGGCTTGCTTGTGGTGATCCGGTTCCGCGAATCCACCGCGGCGCAAGCCGTGATGACCGACGTTGCCAACGGCAGCCTGCGCGGGCTGTCGATTGGCTACACGATTGAACAGACCCGCGAGGCCAAAGACGGCACCAAGCGGGTTCGCACCGCAACGAAATGGACGCCGATTGAAGTGTCCATTGTCCCGGTTCCCGCCGATCCCGGCGCACATTTCAGAAATGGAGAAGTCACCATGCCGACCACCGAAGATGAAGTGCAGGTGCAAACCCGCGCTGAAATGAATACCGAAATTCGCAGCATCGCCGAACTGGCGGGGCTGGACCGGGCTTGGACCGACGCGCAGATCGACGCCGAGGCGACGCCGGAATCGGCCCGCGAACTGGCGTTCACCGCGATGGCGCAACGCCAGGTGCAGACCCGGACCCGCACCACGGCGCAGATCACGTTCGATCACAACGACCCGGCGGTGTTCACCGCCCGCATGGGCGAGGCAATCCATGCCCGGATGAACCCGGCGCATGAACTTTCCGCCCCGGCGCGCCAGTATGCGAACATGCGCCTGCCCGACGTGGTGCGGGAAGTGGCGCGCCGCCACGGCATTGCGGTGCAAGGGCTGTCCGACAGTCAGGTGTTCACCCGCGCGGGCAGCATGGTCACGGGCGATCTGGCGGGCATCCTTGGCGACAGTGCCGGGCGCAGCCTGCGCACCGCCTATGACGCCGCCCCGTCCGGTCTACGCCCCGCTGCGCGGCAAACGCAGTATCCGAACTTCAAGGTGCAAACCAAGTATATGCTTGGCGACGCCCCGGCCTTGAAAAAGGTGCTGGAAGGCGGCGAATACCCGATGGGTTCCGTTGCCGAGTCGGCCAACACCAACACGCTGGCGACCTTCGGCAGCATCATCCCCTACACCCGGCAAATGTGGATCAACGACGATCTGGGCGCGCTGGCCGACTTTTCCCGCCGCATGGGTATCGCGTCGCGCGAATTCGAGAACGCGCAGCTTGTCACCGCCCTGACCAGCAACCCGGTTCTGGCTGACGGTCTGGCGGTGTTCGTCGCTGGCCACGGCAACCTTGACGCCGCTTCTGCGCCAAGCGTCACCAGCCTGAACGCAGGCCGGGTGCGGATGCGCAAACAGACTTCGGCGAACGGGATGCCGATCAATGCCGCGCCCCGCTATCTGATTGTGCCGCCCGAATACGAAACCATCGGGGAACAGTTGCTGACCACGCTGGCAGCAACCGCCGTCGCCGATGTGAACCCCTTCGCCAAGCTGTCGCTTCTGGTGGAACCCCGCCTGACCAACGCGACGCAATGGTATCTGGCGGCGGACCCGGCGAACATCGACGGGCTGGAATATGCCTATCTTGAAGGCGCACCCGGCCCGCAGGTCGAAACGACCGTCGCCTTTGAGGTGGACGCCATGATGATCAAGGTTCGGCTGGACTTCGGCGCGGCGTGGATCGACCATCGCGGCTGGTATCGGAACGGCTGATGGCACTGAACATCACTGAACTGGAAACCCTGCGCGACGCCCTGATCAGGGCGCGCGCTTCCGGCGTCCGGGTGACGCAGTATGACGGCAAGCGGTTGGAATACGCCAATGATGCGGAAATGGCC